AGGAGGCCAGCATGGCGCTGAGTGACCAAATCGAAGAGCTGGCAAAGAAGCACGGCGCCACAAGCTACCGCAACCGCGCAGACACGCAGCACCCGGCCTATGGGTTCACCCCTGCGCAGTTGCGCAGCCTGGTGGCCGAAGTGCGCAGGCAGGATGAGGCGCTGATTCTGCAACTGGTGGAGGCGCTGGAGGGCTACCGGCGCAACCACAACGACACGCAGCCATGCGATGCAGAGCGAGCGGGCCGTGCGCGGCTGGAGGGCAAGCCATGCGCCTGACAGTCCTAGAATTCGCCGAACGCTACCGCATCAAAGAAGCCGACGCATCCAAGCTACTGCGCAGGGCGGCGTTGGATGGGCGACTGGAGGTCAGCTACGACGCCAGCTACAAGGCTACATACATCGGCAGCAGCGAGCGATACCTTGAATTGTCTCGGGAGTACCGAAAGAGAAAGCCACAGCGCCGCCCAACGAAGCCACGCACCCCGCTGGAACGGGCTCGGCCAGTGACGCGGACAAGCCCGTGGGCAGGACTGCTACCATGAGCCGCGTAATTTATGGCGATGGTCACTTGGCCCTCCGTGGGGATCGTTGGGGTGACGTAAGACTATCACAGAGTTTAGTTGCGCACAACAGTTTTTTCGCGTTGCCAGAGGGGTAGTTGTGCTGTATTTAACATTACGCTAAAATTGCGCGTATGCTAAAACTACCCTTTGATCAGATCACCGCTGACCTCGTGCGTCAGCACTACGAGTACAACCCTGACACAGGTCAGTTGCGATACCGAAACCCCACCAAGCACAGCATGGCCCGAAGCGGTCGTACCGATGGGGTGGTCGGCACGCCGAACGACATGGGGTATTTGGTGCTAAATTTGTTCGGCTGGACGCGCACCCTGCATCGCGTTATCTGGCTTATGCAAACGGGGTCTTGGCCCACAGGAGTGATTGACCACATTAACGGTTATAAATCGGACAACTGCTGGTCGAATCTGCGTGATGTGTCGCAACGCCAGAACGTTCGTGGTGCCAAGCGCACGAAGCATGGAAAAACTTTACCTCTTGGTGTCTACGCACGGCACAGCCCGACAGCCAAACCTTTCATTTCGACCATAAAGTTGGGCAACAGTGTAATGGTCTACTTGGGTGGTTTTGAGGACGCAGACGCCGCATCCGAAGCTTATCAGGCCGCCCGAGAGATCACACGGTTGGAACTCCCATACGACGAAATGGAGCGGCAAATACGTGCCCTACGCAAACCCACTGAACGAAGAAAACCGGGACCTCGAAGTCCCAAGGCGAAGCCTACGGTTGCGCAGTTATTTAGCGAATGCGATAATACGGAAAAACCCATTCGTAGAAAGCGATATCACATGGCCCGCCGCAACGCTCCAAAAACGCCACTGCTGCACGTCCTGCGCCAGTTGGGCACCGACGACAAGCGCAACGAATTTGCCACCCTGGCGGGTACGTCGCGTCTGTACCTCTACCAGTTGTCGATCTGCAGTCGGCGGTCGTGCCGCGCTGACCTGGCGAAGCGGATCGCCGACGCCTCTGTCGTGATGGCCGAGAAGTACGGCACGCAGGTGCTGACGCTGGAGGTTTTGAGCACGATGTGCGCTGAGTGCTCAATTTAGCGTAGCGTTTTTGCGCAAACGCGATATACTCACCCCCGCCAGCCATTATTCCCCGTCACCCGCAGAGCCGCACGGTGGGGGCCTGACATCCTTGTTTTGCGGCAAGGTTACAGGCTGGCGCTCCGTCAGGTCTCCACCATGCGGCGCCTTGCAGAAAGGTCGCCAGCCTTGATCTCCCCTATCCAAACCTCCTATTCGGGGTACAAATTCCGCAGCCGCCTGGAGGCGCGCTGGGCTGTGTTTTTCACCGCCTTGGGCCTGCAATGGGTCTACGAACCGGAGGGTTTTGTCCTCCAGAACGGCGTGCACTACTTACCTGACTTCCTTGTCACAAGCCCTACCGGGCTGAAGCAGTGGTACGAAATCAAGCCTGAAGGCGTGACGACGGACCCAAAGTTCGATGCGTTCAAGCAGGCCCTCGAAGACGCGGGTCGGACTGACCCAAGGCAGTCTTCGGTGCACGTCGCACTGCTCTCTGGTGACCCGCTGTCTTGGATTGACCAGCATGTCCCTTCCAGTTGGTCGAAAATGCCGCTGGGCGGCGTATGCCCGAGGTGCGGAGCCTTCCACAACGAGTTCTCCTACCACCCGATGCTCGACTGGGGCGACGAGATTGCTGTCGCTTGTTGGCCCTGTGATACCGACACACCTGGTGGTGGCGGCCACGACAACGAACAAGGCGTTTTAGGTCTCTGCTACCCCCACAAGGGTACTGTGTGCATGCAGAAGGAGGCGTGGTTGTTGGTCATGCGTCGTCTGAAGGTTGCTGCCGTGAAGGCCCGCAGCGCTCGCTTCGAGCACGGAGAAAGCCCCACGGTATGACCCCCGAAGAAAAGCAGGCGTACCTGCGTGCCATCGCGCCCATAACATCACGGGTGCGCACAGACGTTTCCGCTGTGAAAACTGCCGACGGAAGTCGGTGGACAAAAGACCCCCTCAATGCCACCACCCTCGGTCGCCACGTCAACGGTGGGCCGCCACGTGGTGCGTGTCCCATCCGTGAAGGCGAATCGGTCACCATGCTGGCGCTGCTGGACCTAGACAGCCACCGTGGGGAAACTCCGTGGGCCGATATGGCTGTCACCGGGCTGCGCATCATGGAGGCGCTGCAGGTCGAGGGCTACGCACCTACGGCCTACCGCAGCAGCGGTGGCAAGGGTATCCACATTTTCCTGCTCTGGGACGAGCCGCAGGACGCCTACAGCGTCAGGCAGATGCTCTTCGAGGTATTGGGTTCGCTCGGACTGCAGAACGGCGATGGCGGCGTGGCCGCAGGCCAGGTTGAGGTGTTCCCCAAGCAGGACAGCGTGGCTGTTGGCGGTTTCGGGAACCAATTCATCTTGCCGCTGGCAGGCTTGAGCGAGCCCTTGGACCCGTTGTTCGGGCTAGAGCCCATGGGGCGAGAGTACGCCCTGTCCATGAGTTGGCCCAGCAGCCCGCCGGTGGCCGTTCGCCAGGCTCCGCCCCGGGCGCAACTTCTGCTGCAGTCTGGCACCGAGCCGATTGATCGAGTGCGTTCCGCTCTCATGTCAATCCCCAATGACGACGAAAACCGGCTGGACTACCACCGCTGGTTGGCACAGCTTTGCGCCGTGCACGAGGCAACTGGTGGGAGCGAAGAGGGGCGGGAACTGTGCCGGGAGTGGTCCGCGCAGTATTCGGGGTTTGACCAAAAGTTTTTCGACGACCGTGTGTGGGACTGCATCAAACCCGCAGACACCAGAGACAAGGCCAACACCCGTGCCACGCTTTTCAAGACCGCGCTGGAAAACGGGTGGGTGGAAGAACTGACGGCCGACGGCTTTGAGGACGTGCCCGTGGTCATGCAGGAGCCTGGCGCGCAGCGCGTGGGGAACCCCGAGCCTGTGGAAGAGGACTGGCCGGCGTTCGAGCGCGACAAGACAGGCAAGGTCAAGCCCATCGTGGTCAATCTGGTGAAGGCCCTGCGCCGACCGGACGTGTGCGGCGTGCGGATCGGCCTCGACCGTTTCCGTGACGAGATCATGCTGGCCGCACCGGGCACGGACCAGTGGCGCCCCTTCGGAGATGCTGACTACGTGTGGCTGCGTGCCCACCTGGAAGGCCCCAAGGCCAACTTCGGCCCCATCTCCAAGGACTTGGCCCGGGACGTGGTGCTGGCAGTAGCGGCCGAGCAGGAGTTCGACAGCGCCACGATGTGGCTGGAGAGCCTGCCGGACGATGGCGGCAACCGCTGCGAGACGTTCCTGATCGACTACTTCGGAGCGGAGGACACACCCTACGTGCGCGCGGTATCGTTGTACCTGTGGACGGCGTTGGCCGGGCGGGTGATGCAGCCAGGGTGCAAGGCCGACATGGTGCCCATCCTGGTCGGCGAGCAGGGCTTGGGCAAATCCACGGCGATCAGCGCGCTGGTGCCATCGGTGGACTTTTTCACCGAAGTCTCGTTTGCCGAGAAGGACGACGACCTGTCCCGAAAAATGCGGGGGAAACTCATCGCGGAAATTGGAGAGCTTCGGGGTCTGCACACCAAGGAGTTGGAGGCCATCAAGGCGTTCATCACCCGCACACACGAGCAGTGGATACCCAAGTACCGCGAGTTCACCACGCTGTTCCCTCGTCGGTTGGTGTTCGTGGGCAGCACCAACAAAGACCAGTTCCTGGCCGACGAGACTGGGAACCGACGATGGCTGCCAGTGCGCGTTTCGCGGGTGGCAGTGGACAAGGTGAAGGCCGTGGCGCCGCTCTGTTGGGCAGAGGCACGGCGTCTGTTCCAAGCGGGCGGGGTGCAGTGGGCAAACGCCGAACGGCTGGGCAAGGCGGTTCACGAAGAGTACACGTTCACCGACGCATGGGAAGAATCGGTCAAGAAGTGGTTGGCCGCACCGCTGTTCGCGGATGACGGTGAGGTGAGCAACCTCAACCAACCCCTCAAGCTCGCGGACGTGCTGGTAGGCAGCCTCGGGTTCGATCCAAAGAGCATAAAGCGTGGTGACGAGATGCGAATGGGCGCTCTTTTGCGAAATATGGGCTACTCCCGCAAAAGAATGCAGATTGATGGGGTGCAGGACTACTACTACATACCTACCTT